ACTCCACCCATTGCATTTGACATGCAATGTTCTTCTTGAGTAAATTCAAATGTAATTTTATCTAAATTAACTTCTGACATATTATTTAATTTTATCTAGTGAATATTTAATTGCAGCTTCATATGCTTCTGTTGGGGAGTTAAACTCTTCAGGTTTTTTAGGTATATCAATTAAACCTAATTTCATCTGCTTAAGTGAGTAATCAAATAATTGCTCTCTGTCATTACCATTAGGTAACCATTTATCCATAATATATACTGAAATCCAAATCCCATGTTTCTTGTACAGCCACATCACTACTTCTGAAATGGAAGGGGCTGCTACAGACCAACTCTTTGAATATTCAAAAGTTCCTTTCCTATTATACCTTTTTTCAGAAGAAATGTATAATCCTTTTTTATTTAGCAATTTGGCTATTTCAAAATTTACTGGTGTATTCATACTACTTAATGTTTTCTAGTGGATAACAATCTTTCAAAGCTTCTACTATATCCTCATAACTTACAGTATCAGTAGATGAACCTGAAGGGGCATCTTCTATACAGGCCTTTATAGCTGCTTCTACATGAAGTTTAGCAAATTCAATCATTATTTGTTCAAATTTAGAAGTTGATGTGGTGAGTAACTCACTTTCATTTTGAAACGGGAAATGGTTTCTAATAATTTCTTCTGCTGTTGGTATTTTTTCCATAACTTTCTTTTTAATATACTTTAATATACGAAATCTACTTTTGAGATTCTATTCCTTCGACAATTATGATTAATTATCCTTCCACGTATTCAAACATTCAAAACATTCTCTAAAACCATAACCAACTTCATAAGTATAGTCACATCCACATTCTGGGCAACTAATTATAGTATCAGATATAAGTAATTTGTTATCTAAATTATCAAGTTCAGTGTTCTTATTTGCTTCTGGCATAATTTTCTTTTTTATTTCAATATACGAAATTTACTTTTGAGATTCTATTCCTTTAAAGGTTGGATATTTTAAATAAATCGTTTTCTGTTAAACAAACATCTACTCCATTTTGGTTTCGAACAATTACTTCACCATTTTTTCTTCGAATCAACACTCTACAAATCATATCTTTACCTAATTTGTTTTTGTAAAAATATGTTTCGAATGGTGGCTCCAAATCTGCTACTTGCTCTACTTCAGCAAAATCTAAATATGCTTTCATTCGTGTCATATCAATTTCACTTTGTGGAAGTGGTGTCCAATCAGTTGTCCACAAATCTTCTCTCATTCTATCTTTGAACCAAGCTGAATATGTTGATTTAAATTCGTTTTCCTTCTCCATTTTTTATAAATCTTTTTTAAATACTGCAATTAAAATTCCAATCAACAACAACAATCTATCAAATGCCAATTGCATGTTACTTCCATAAAATGGTAAATAAAAATGATCGGACCATTGCCACATAATAAATGAACCAACCAATAGTATAAGATTGAATATTGAAAACACAATTAATAGCGGTGCGATTACTATCAATATTATATTTCCAAGTTCTTTCCAATCATCCATTTCTATATCTTTTAAACGCATAAACATGCTTATGGGGAAAAATGCTGAAAGTGCTGTTTTAAGTTTATTTTCTTTTTTCATACTTCAATATACAAAATTTCTTTTACTCAAACTATTCCTTTATTTTTTCTGTTGATCTTATAGCATTTGCTAAAGTTTCCCACGATCCTGTAGCTTTATAAGTTTCTCCGTTTATTTTTGTTACAACATAACCTTCACTATCATAGTGTTTATGATAAAATATCTCTATATTATCACCATTGTTGTTTTGAGTGGTGATATGTTTATGTTGAATATATTTGTTTTTTCCCATTTTATTTTAAATAAAAAAACCTGCCATACGTTTTTAGGCGTACGGCAGGAAAGAAACTGGTTATGAAGCAGTTGTGTAGTCAGGACAGGACTCGAACCTGTATGATCGGGATTCCCACGGGTAGATAGCTAATCCCCTCGTACCCAACCGCTTTCCAAGCGTTGCGTCTACCATTCCGCCACCTGACTATTTTTTGCTTATACTTTAATATACGAAATTTTAGTTTAAAACCCTATTCCTCTTTAAATTTCCATTTGAAACCATAAGCTGTTTTTACTTTACCTGAGCAACAATCATAGATTAGATTGGCTCGTTTAGAGAAATATTTAGCTATTTCCATTGCAGAATTCCATTCTCTAATGAATGAATCATCTAGGTTAAATTGAGTTATGGGTTTTCCTATTCCTTTTTTAGGGGAAATTTTCCCTTTCATTTTCATCCTATGATTTTCCCCAAACCCATCAGGTTTAGGTTTTGAATTTGAAATGCTAATTTTTTGTTTTGTTTCTTGAGATCTTGGACCTTTTGGGGGCATATAACATTTTGGTTTACGTAAACTCTGTTTATGTTCCTCTGTAAAGGGTTTCCTCATTTTTTCTTTAAAACTTTCATCTCTAAATTCAGGCCCACCACCACCTTTTTTTCTTGGATTAACTATTTCAAACCCCCACTGTCTAAATTGTTCTATCCAATATGTTTCTAAAGGTTCCCAATCTTTTCTACTTAAACTATCTATCTCGTCTATATAAGTGTATGTTATATATTTTCCGTAAGTTTTAGTATGTTTAGATTTTCTAGACCCTGTTGTTTTTCCAATATAAACTTTATTAGGGTCACCGTAACAGTTTGTTACAAGATATATCTTTGTCATATGTATTTTCGTATTATTGTCCGATGATACATATTAAAAATATATGGAAGAGCGCAATTTCTTGCGCTCTTTTATGTATTTTTTACATAAAACTTTCTGCAAGTTCCCACAGTTCACTATTTACCTTTATATCTTGTTGGAAATTCTTAATTTTTCTTGCCTTACGAACTTTAACCCCAGCCATATATTGAAAATCACCTTCAATGATTTTTTCTTGAATGCGATTAAAAACTTCCCATAACCCGTTACCCTCGTCTTCTTTTCGTGTTGGTTCTAATAGTTTATCGAAATCTACCGAAATGTTTTCTATTTCTTCTTCTGTGAATCGAGTAGCAAGGGCTTTTTTAGCAAAATCTACAGTTTGTTCTTCACTCAATTGGATTTGTTTCATTTTGTTCATTGATTCAACTGTAAGTGGGAGTTGCTCAACAATACCATTAATTTTTTCTTGAAGAGCTTCAAATGTATATCCCATATGACGAATTTTAATATCAGCAAAATCTTGTGTGGAAATAACTAAACCGTTTTCACACACCATTCGAAAAATTGCACATTTGAAGGTAAATGCATTTTTTCCATCATGGGAATTTGAAACAAGAATTTGAGGGAAAACATCATCCCCGTCTTGTCCTTTGATAAAAAGATCAGGATTTCTAAATACGATCAGGTGTTTTTGAAAACCAACTCCCTTTCTTGCTTTTACCTCTTTAACATCTACTACACCGAAACCCAACTCGGCCATATCCTCAATTACTTTATTGGTTGGAATGTGAGTAAATTTATCTGAAACTGTAGGTGCTGCTGTTTTGGTAAAAATTGAACCAGCACGTTCTTTAATTTCACTCATTGTCAAAAAACCATCTTTGCTTAAATCTAACATATTTAAAACTTTTTAATTAATAACCTTTTTCTTTTTCTTATACATTCAATATACGAAATTTATCCTGTGAATCCAATTCCTTTTTTAAACATAAAATTTACTGTCATCGATTTCATAGTCAAAATCATCATCTACTTTGTAGTAGTCATCTTCTTCTTCAAAGTCATCTTCATCATCAAAAATATCATCTTCATCTTTATATGGAGGTAACAGACCCATCTTCTCCACAACCCAGAAAACTCTATCTTTGTACAAGTCAATCGATACACCATCTATTTCAGTAACACCTGCTACTGTCAAATCAGCTAAATCTGCAATTAAACGGCATGTTAATTGATCGATCTCGTCAATGTTAATGTCTTTTGCTTTTGATTTTGATTTGATCTCTAACCACTTTGTTTCGATAATATTTTTTTCTTTTTTAGCCATAACCTTTATTTGAATTCTTTTATAATTAATTTTCTACCTTTTTGATAATCATTCTCAGTAATGTTTCCAAATATTCGAAGTGTTTCTAGTGCATCCATAGCCATTTTTTTGGTTGGAGCCGTATCGACAATTTCTAATATTTTTTTCATAACCTTTATTTTATTTTATTTTTTAAAAAACCCAAATAATACAATTAATATTACTATAACAATTATTGCAGGTACCCAAAGAGGTGATGTTACTGCCCACCATGACCAATATTGTACAGGTCCGATTTCGGCTAATTTAAGTGTTAAGAATATTAAAAATAATAATGTTCCTAATCCAATTCCACTTGATGTGTTTTTATTTTCACTCATAAAATATTTATTTAATTTATCTTTCTAAAATTACAAATTCACCAAACTCTCTATCAAACACTTGCAATAAATGTTCATAGTCTCCGGACATCATTTCAGCAACCATACTTTGATATCTTTCTCGTGACCAACCTAACTGATCTGAGAATCGAGCCGCATATCCCATAAGAGCAAATGCATTGCCGTCTGTCCCTGTTAAGTCAATTACAATTGGACCTGATCTTTCTTCTTTTTTTCTTATCATATTTTCTTTTATAAATTCAATATACGAAAGAGGAGATAAATCTCCTCTTCCTTTTATATTTTTAAACTGCTAAAGCATATTGATTAGCTAAGCTGAACAATTGCTTATTTAATTTAATATCTTCGTTTAGATTACTAACATCTCCAATTAAGTTTTCTTGAATTCGGTTGAACACTGTCCACAAATCGTTTCCTTCATCTTCAATTCTATTAACTGAAAGTAAATCATCAATGTTAATATCTTCTAAGTTGTTGTAACGTAATTGAGCAGCTTGGTATGCCATTTTCTTAATATCATCTGTAGATAGATTTGTATGTTTTAATTTTTCAAATTCATTTAGAATAGTTGATGTTTTTCTAGATATGTTTGAAATAAAATGATCTAAATTGTTAAAGTTAACTTGAACATGTTTAATTTTTTCACTTTCAGCTGCTTGATCAAACGCAATCAAGCCATTACTACATACTTGACGATACACCCCTAAATCTAACTGCATTGGTTTATTTCCGTTACAACTGTTTGTAATTGTTAATGATGCTAATGCTTCATTTTTACCTTTATTGTTTTTAATAGCAAAATCAGGGTGTTGCATTTGAACATAGTTACTTTCAATTTTACGACTTTTACTTCGCTGTTCATTTACTCCTGATATTTGCCATCCTTCATCTTGTAGTTTTGTAATTACATCTAGTGTTGGGATGTAAAATTCTTTTGTTTTGATTCGTTGAACATTTTTGATGTTGTTTACATCTAGTGTGTTTGCGAATGCAATTGCTTTGTTGATATTATTATCAACAGGAATAAATTTGGTTAATTTTGAATTTCTCATAATGTTTTCTTTTAATTTATAAATTTAATATACGAAAGGGAGATTGCTCTCCCTATTCCTTTATTAAAGATATTTCCATCTGAAACCATATGCCGTTTTCTGTTTTCCCCTACAACAAGCCCCAACATTATCAGACCATTCATCTTTCCCGTACTCAATTTCTGCTTCTTTGATGCTGTTCCATTCTTTTATTGGATTTCCTTCTAAATCTATCTGCAATACTGGTTTTCTAAGTGTGGTTCTAGGTGTGTCTTTTCCTCCAAGATTATGACCCCATGTGACTTTTCTTCCTTTAAGTTTTTTGGATATATTTTCCCCAAACCCTTCTGGTTGAGGAACACCCAATCCTGAGGTACTCATTTTATCTTTGGTTGATTGGCTTCGAGGTCCACCCCCACTATCATATATTTCACAGAATAGGGCTTTTTCCCATCCAAGATATTCTATAATTTCTTTTTTAAATTTAATCTCCATTTCATTTAAAATATGAGGTGGAAACAATATCTCTTCCCAGGTATGGTTTTCCCAACCATGTTTTGTTAATGAATGGTAAATTTTAGGTTGACGTTTACATTGGAGTATCTCATAACATTTTTTTCTCTTTTTGAGGTTGGTAGATTGACCAATATATATTTTTCCTGTAGGGGAAATAATTTTATAGATCCCTGAGTTTAGAGTGGGGGTTTCAATATGTATCATAGTATTTTATAATTTGTCCGATTATAAATATTGAAAAGATACGGAAGAGCGCAATTTCTTGCGCTCTTTTTCATTCTTCTTGATTAAAGGCGTAGTGTACTCCGTCTTTATAAATTGAAAAATATACTTTGAAGTCTTTATCACAATCACGATTCTTTTCGAAATGGATAGTTCTCTCAAGCCCATCTTTACTTCGTTCAATCGTACTAAAAGCATCGACCATATGTTTTAAACGATTTGATCCCTTATGATCATTACTTTTAGTTACTTGTTGAATATTAATAAACGAAGTATAATATGAATTCTTATTACCTCCTTTTTTCATTTTATCTTGCAACTTTAGAAACCATGATTCAGCAGCATGTTCTGTTGTTTTATGTGCTATCTTATACATTTCCAATACTTCAGCTATTGAATCCGTTGCAATAACATCAAATCCCATATCAAAAACATGTTCAAGTACTTCTTTAATATTATCTTGATATTCTTTCAAAAACAATGTTTGAACACAACCAAATGAAGGCATCCTTTTACAGTATTTGTAATGCCCTACTTCATCCATTTCAGCACTCACAAACAAACATTTCAAACCTTGCATTGTAAATTTAGAAAGCATATCCAAAACCACAGTAGTCTTACCCGAACCGGGACCCCCAGCAATAATTAGGTTTGTTCCCGGCATCAAACCACCATCTGTAGATAAGATAATATCAATCTCTGTGTTTGTTTTTAAAGGGATAAACAATGACTCGTTGAATTGTAAATCATTACCTCTAAATAATTGAACCGATGTTGGATCGAATTCAACTGTTGCTACTTGTTTTTTCGGTCTACCACGACGCTCTACTTTTACTTCTCTTTTTTCAATATTCATAACTTTTCTTTTTTTATTATACATTTAATATACGAATTCTCTTTTATAAAAACTATTCCTCTCTTAATTAACTTTTCCATATTGTTGCTCCCACACCTCAGCTCCGGTACGATTATCACGTTGTGGCCAATTGCTGTTGTAACCCGGATTTGACAAATACATTATAATAGCTATAATTGTATTTAACCAAAAGAAAATAAATTATTTGCCGAAATGACCTTTAATATACCATCTAATAAAGGCAAAAAATAAAGCAAATACAATAATACCTTCTATCAATTTAAATAATCCTCTCATAACTCTTATTTTTATAAATTCAATATACGAATTCTCTTTTTAATCTCTTAGTCCTCTATAGAGGTAATTTTTCTAATTTGAAAGAAGTCCCTTGTTGAATGCTTCTAAATTGAGCTTCACTTATAATTGTTCTTGCATCATCAATATCATCTGAAAATGCAGGGTAACCTCGTTTTAATCCACTAAATACTTGAGCACATTCATTCATTACAATAAACTCTGGTTCTTTTGGTTCTCTTGATTTTTTATTTAAAATTAATTTCATTTTCTTAATTTAAGTGGAACATACGAAAGGGAGCTTGCGCTCCCTATTCCTTACCTAAAAATATTTTTCTATTATTTATTCAAGTTCAAAAACATTCCTGAACTACCAGCTACAGTGGTTGGTAATTTACCATCCCAAGCTGTTGCTTTTAAGTACTCAATATACATTGGGGTAATTTGAGTTTGTTTAATTTTAATTGCTAATGCTGATGCTTGAGCATTAATGATTGTTTCAGCAGAATCGGCACGAGCAACGGCTACTTTACGTTTACCTTCGGCAATTGCGGCAATTGCTTGTTGTTCAGATGCTTCGGCTTGTTGAATCGCTTTAGTTTTAGATATAATTGACTCTTGCAATGCCTCTGGTGGAACGATATTTGTACGTAACTGAGATACATTAAACCATTTTGACAATCGAACATTACACTCTGCAACAATAGCTGATTCGAATGCTTGACGATGATTAAAGATACTATCCACTTCCCATGTGTTTGAAACGTCGTTTACAGCTCCAATAATGGCATTTTTCAACCAACCTTGTTCAACATCAGCGATTGGACGTCTCAAGTTCACAAACATATCACCAATAGCATCCTCACGTAACGAGTAGTTGAATGTTGGTTTAATAGTTGCACTAAATCCACCTTTCAAGATAACGGCTTGGTCATCATATTCAATGTGTTGTTGGAAAATTGGAAATTCTAGTACTTGAGTTGTCCAAGTGTTATACACTACCCAACCTGTTTTATATTGGTATTTTGCAACACCTCTTTCAGAACCACTCAAATTAACTACAATCCCTTTATTTCCGGCATCGATTCGCTCTAGCGAGTATGGTTGGACAAACGAGGCAATAACTCCAATAACAAAGATTGCAATACCAATTGCTAATCCTTTAGGTTCATCGTTTGAGATAGATTTGAAGATTTTTAAACCTGCAATAATTGCGAAAATCGCGATAATAATTCCTGTAATCATAACTTTTTTAAAATTTGTTTATAAAATTTGATATTAATTTAACTTGCCACACCGTATACATCAAGGCAAACAACGTGGCAATTGCTTGTATGATGGAATCCATATCAACATTAATTATGTATTTGCCGTACATTCCAATAACAAAAACATAAATGAATAACGAGGTTACTAAACCCCAAATACCTAACTTAAAATTCCAAAATTTCATCCTTTTTTTATTTAAATATATGAATTTTCTTTTATTAAGACCACCATCCTTCAATATTCTTTTCTAACATTTTGAAAAGTAATTTACGAGAGCGTTCTTGATTATGATAACCTATCTCCATAGCAATTAACTTTCTACTTTTTTCTTTAAGTGGGATATCAAAATGGCTAATTTCCCCTGAAAGTATTTTGTTGTAGGTTTTGGAGTATTTTTCAAAATATTCATCCAAATCATCTTGCATTACAGTGCTATCTACAGTATACCATTTTTTTGTTTCATCTGTTGAGATAAATTTATGATCCTCTTCAACATAATCTAAATACTCAAGAGCATATAAATCTTCTCTTTGAATTTGAATTAAACGAGCACATAAAAACATCTTTTCAGCGTCACGTTTTGATTGTGTGTGACGATTTTCATTCCAAATATAACATGCCTGTTTTTCTAATTTGAAATGAAGGATTTTATAGATATGATCAAAATCCCAATCTCGATCTTTCCAAATGATTGGAAACCATTTCCATAAGTTTTTTACACCTTGAATGAAGTCTTTATGGTAATATCTACCTTCATACTTCCACCACAATCTTATTCTATTGTACATCTTCTTTTTTTATTACTTTAATAACTCTACTTGTTGGAACATCTTCAATGGTGTCATCACAATAATATATTCTTGCAATATTTCCGTTATAGATATAATTTACACCTCTGATATCTCTGCTATTTTCTCCTTCAAGGAAGATGACTTCATCACATTCCATTGAATTTTTATGAGAAAAATATACTGTTGGAACTATTATTGCAGCCATTGTAGCTGCGGTTGCCAATGTTACTAGTACACTTCTTAACATAACTTTTTAATTAATTTATCAATGTACGGTCTTAACATAGCTCCAATACAAAACCCTCCTACTAAATATACTATCATAACTTTTTATTTTATCCTACTACTACTTAACAATCTGTAATTCCATATGATCTACTATCTCCATTTGGAAATTGTACTATTAATGTAAGGTTTTCACTATAATAACCGTTGTTATACCCATAACCAGGAATGGGAATTGGATGCCCATTTGTTGGAATCAAACGAATCCCATAATCAGGAACTCTTTCAAAGAAATTATCATTTGATAAATCAAATTCTAATCCCTCAAAATCACTTAGACTAATATGTTCAAAATCTAAGTAGTGGTGCTCACAGCAATCACTATCATGGTGTGAATATACTAATGTTCCATCTTCAAACACTAATCCTTCTGATATTTTTGTAACTTTCATTTTTTTTAATATGCTTTAAAATTATTTACATCATATAAAATCATTCCTGTATTGCCATATGCATTATTCATGTACACTTGCATATATAGGCGATTTGGAACTAAACACCAAACAACTACAAAGAAGTTCAAATCATTTTTACCTAACTCAGCTAAACGAACATAATCCACATTCTTATTCAAATTAAGATATCTTAATGGTGTATCTCCTTCAATGATTAATGTTATTTCTTCATTGTTGATATCATTATATGATGGTCTGTAGAAACTATTACATTCCGAACATTGAGCGTATGGTTTTGTTTTGTAAAAATCAATAATAGTTTTTGCTTCTTTAAACAATAACTCTAAATTTTTAGCCGTTGGAGTAACTAAATAGTTAAAATAATTACTCTGTGTGGAGTCATTTTGATAATGAATTTTTCCTAGGTTATATACATCTTCATCTTTAGTTTGGAGAATGTAAGTAGTTGATGAAGGAAACATATCAATTGCCCCCATATAGTGTTGCTCATCTATATATGATGCGATATCATATTGAGAATATGATTTATTACAAGATAATAACACCAATACTGTAAAAAATACTTTTTTCATAACTCTTATTTTCATTCAATATACAA